TTTTCATATGTCCAATGACTGTTGAATACATACCAATCGTATTTATTGTGGTTAGATTGATCTTGAAACCATGGTGCCAGATTTGGTTGATCGTAAGAATTTTTTTGCCAAAGTATATTTACTTTAGTTGAGTGTAGTGGAATCTTCTCAGGTATTGATGTACATATCTGTGCCTGATCTAATACTTTAGGATCTACGTGTTTACGTAAAAACTCAAATTGTAATTCTGTGCCACCTTTAGGTGTTTGATTTCTTATTATCATTTTTCATAACTTTCTGTAACATATCTAAGCCTTTCGGTGATACTGTAACTGTTACGTCTTGTACAATATCAGGTCCTTCTTTCTTTTCTTTAAACACCTCACTAGTTTTTTTATTACGCCAAGTAGTAACTGTGGTGCAATCTATTTTCGGTATATCTTTATCCATTCTCTTGCGATCTATCTATTAGAGCATAACTTATCAGGCCTTGTATTGTATTACTGCCTGTAGCTGCTTGCACAGTTATAGCATCTCCTGCTTCTAAATTCAAGCCTTGAGGTGTGGCATTTACTTGAGTCTTAGCTGCTACGTCATCTCTAAAAAATTCATATTCTGTGTTTGAATCAGATGAGTCAACAAAATTCATATTTACTAAAACACCTGATGATCCATCGTTGTTTGCACAATAAATACTTTTGACTATAGCTGTTCCATCACTAGGACATGTAAACACTGTAGTCTTTCCTGTACCTGATTGTTTAAAACCCTGGTTTTTATATCTTATTGTCATGATAAAAAATAATTAAAAGCTTCTTGTTCGTTTTTTAATTCTTGTTGAAAAGAAAAATTTAGTTCGTTTTTAATTGTATCAACTGCACGAAGAATTTGTCTTTGGTTTTCAACATCGTATTCTTCTTTTGGTTCAGGTATGTATACTGTTACTTTGGCCATTATCCCGTTAATATTTCATTTAACAACTCTTGTTGTCTATCTTCTCTTTTTTCTTTTTGCTCTATAGACTCCTCTAATCCAGTATCTTCTGTATTAAGAACATTTTCTAATATATTTTTTTGTTGATTATAAGTAGCATCTGCCAAAGCATCTAAGAAAAAATTATCTCGTGATTGAGGTGTTTCTAATCTTTCTATAAAACCTGTGTTTTCTGGTCCTACTCTATTGGGCATAATTGATTCTAATCCCAAGTTAGCATCCACTACACCTCTATCTTTAACTCCAAATTCATTTATTAAAGAAGTTGTAAAGTTTGGAGATTGACCAAATTCATTTATTAAAGAAGTTGTAAAGTCTGGAGATAAACCAAATTCGTTTAATCTAGATGCTAAAGCATCTGCATCTTCATCTTCGTCATCTATTCTTCTGTCATATTTATCTCTAATATCTAAAGTAGTGTTTCCACGCATGTCATAAGTTGGTTCATTGAATCTTTTACCTAAACCAAGTTTTTGTCCAAGTCCTCTAATTATGTTTCCCAATAATCCACCACCTGTAAAGAAGTCCATGATACCACCTCTACGGCCACCTCTAAACGCAGCTGGATTAAATGCTTTAGCTCTTGCTAATTCTGCTGGTGATACAACATTTCTACTATCAAAAAAACCTGGATTGACTCTTTGACCTGCACCTGCAGCAATAGCAGCTGACCTAAAATCATCAGCATCATCATCTGACATACCAGATTTTCCTCCACCTGTTTCAGCAGAACTAATATCTCCTCCACCTACGTTTTGACTTTCATCTGCTGATCCAAAACCATTTAAACTCATAATACCTGATGGTCCTCTGTTGACACCACCTTTTAGTGAACCATGTAAATCTTTTTTAATTAATAAATTTTTTTCTGCTTTTGTAATATATGCTAATTCTGTTTCAGGATGATCTGGACTAGATTTCCATTTTATAGGAGCTTTAACTTCTTTTTGTTTACCTAGATAGTTTTTTACACCACCTTGTATTTCATAATTAATTTTTTTATCTACAGTCACTATCTTCTACCATCTGGTTGTGCATCAAGTCTTAGAGTTCCATATCTCCAAGTTTCACCTGTGCCATCGTTTTCTATTTTTAGTGCTACAAGTCTTCCTCTTGCACGGGTATCTACTTTATCAGTAGATGATGTAATTGTAAAGGGACCTAGCGGTGAGCTAGATGCTGAGTTGTTTGGATAATCGTTTACTAATAACGTGATCTTAGTATTACCTGTTTGTACAGCAAAATCAGGTATGAATCTTTTAACAGACATAAAAAACTCACCATCTCCACGATAATCTACAAGACCAGTTGAACCTCCCAATGCGCTCCTTCTTGCTGTAATATCATAGTCTCCAGATTGTATAAATGCTGGAATTGCTGTTGTACCAGATGAATTTACTTGATCAGTTCCAACTTCATGAGCATAGTAAATTGATGCTCCGACTTTATTTGTAATACCTTGGATTTTAGGAAACACAGGTGTAGATGTTTTATTGTACTCAGTTGCATAAGGCGCATTGAAAACACCTGTATCAGCATAACTTGTTCTAGCTAGTGATCCTGTAGTCCAAACTTGTTCTGCATAATTATAAGTAACAACTCTATCTATTTGATCTGATCCGAACTTTGCATAGAACCAATTTACTTCACTATAAAGTGTATTGTGTTTTGCATAGACAATACCACTTGCGTCCAAATTAATTCCTAAATTATCGCCATCAGTACTAAATACAAAGTCTTCAACTAAACACGGTAACGATTTTACTGTACCATCAAATAAAAAGAATCCACCTTCAGCTGACATCCAGAACACTATACCATCAGAATAACTTAAAGCATTTTGGCCGATCAATCCACAGTTTGTACCAACTTGTTTTACAGAAAAAGTAAACGGTGGACCAACAAACTGAATTACATATGCAGAGCTATCTGTTAAAACTAAAGTATAATCTTTACCAGATACAGCACCTACAATTTTATTTCCTTTATCTAATCTAAAACTACCCGCGGTGTTTACGGATGTTGGTGTATACGTATTTAAATCTTCTTGGTTTGAAAATCTTATAAATAAAGGATCAACAGTTGATACATCTCCTATTGTTGTTTCCGTTCCAAAATGAAACAAGTGTCTATCTCTATCTGAAACTTGCGTAAGTCTAGACGATGTTGGATTGTTTGTAGTTTGAAAATTTGTAGTTGTTGTTGATGCTCTAATTGTTCTTGCGCTTGATGCACCCGCATTCCATGTAAATGTTTTATTACCAGAAATAGTTGCAATTAATACTTCTCCAAAATTATCAAGACTCCAGAGGCCTGGTTCCAGAATCACATCGCTAGTTGTTCTCTCTGTACCCCAAGCATCAGTGCTCCAAGTATCTGTACCCCAACCATAACCTGCAGTTTGAAAAGTTGGTCCAACTACTACATATGGATTAACAGATGCAGAGCCAGCTGCTGTCATTCCAGTTCCAGACTCTGTTGATGCCATTGTAATTGTAAAACTGTTTGTGCTGGCTGTCACAACTTCAAAAGCGCCTGTTGTAAAATCTGCTGTTGTATATCCTGTAGCACCGCCTCCAGGTAAAGTTACAGAACTGAATGTAAAATATCGACCTGCAGATAAATTATGAGATGTTTTGTTAATTGTTACAGTTGCTGATCCGGTTGTAGATGTAAATGTACAAGAAGTAATTGCTGTATCTAATGGAGAAATGTCGTAAAAGTCATTTCCATAATATAAAAATAAACCTTGTGAAGTCCCTATCGCAGCATATTTTTCACCTGAAATACTTGTCCAAGTATGCTGTGCACGTGCTACTCCCGGTAGCGTTAAACTAGATGCAGTTAACTGGTTCCAACCACCTATCTTTTCAGGTAGTCCATATCTAAATCTAACAAAATCGCCATCAACCCATTGAGATTCGGCTCCTGAATCTGTAACCATTTTGTTAAAACCAGGTTTAAAATTAAGCTTTTGTAACATAGTTATCCTCCATTATGATATACTACCTTTTAAACCTAGATGGAAGTCCTAAATGTGGTTTTTATTATATCACTTTAACTAAGAGGTCTCTATATCATCCCCTTCAAAGGACTGTAGTTGTTTGGTTTTTTTATCAAATTTTTGGTGAAAATCTGCTACAATTTTTAATAAGTTATTTGAAAAATGTTTTAAAGAACTAGCTTCTAATGTAAATTTACCTTTTTCTTTTATTATCTTTTTTTCATTATCTGTAAAGATAATTTCAGCCGACCCATTATCATATTGTTTTATAATCATTGTTTATTCATACCAAACATTTTTCTTTTGTCCATATGCCATTCTTTATTTGGTCCTATTTTATCAACATAATGTAAAAAAGCTTGCATATGATAATCTCCCTTAAACTCATCTCGTTTATGAATAAATTCACAGCCTTTATATATTAGCGCCTCCCCCCTTTTTAATAAGAAAAAATTATCATTGACAATAATAGGCCATTCAGTTTTATCAGAATCAATCATAACTGTAACACTATACTCACAGGATGGCCGATCTTTGTGAGCAGGTAAATCAGCAAATTTTGTGTAGCATCTCCAATACGAATAAGTTGGCAAAAGCTTTAAATTTGTTTCTTTTTCCATCAAATTTAATTTATTTAACATTAGGCTTTCCATTACAGGATCTCCATAAAAACTAGAATCACAATTTGAATTAGGCCCAAT